TTCGCAAGTACACGGAGATTCCGGATCTGAACGCCACGATTTTGAATGAGTTCATTGATCGGATTCTGGTTTACGCGCCGCAAAAGATCGATGGAAAGCGGATACAGAAGATTACCATCCAGTATAACTTTGTTGGTAAGATCCCTGAACAGAAGGAATCCGTTGTGGCTTAAGCCACAACGGATTCAAGGAAACGTTTTACTTTCTTATGAGCTTTCGGCCTTGTGGACTCCACTATCATCGCTGCCCCGTCCTCCACAAAGAATCAGGAAAAGCAGCGTGACCCGGATGCGCATCAGGTAAAGAAGGGCAACGCGTGGCATTTTGGCTACAAAGCCCATGTTGGGGTGGATAAAGACAGTGGGCTTGTTCACACAGTTGAAGTGACAGCCGCCAATGTCCATGACGTCACTATGACGCCAAAGCTGCTAACCGGGGAAGAAACCGTGGTATATGGGGACAGCGGCTATCTCGGAGCCGCCAAACGAGAGGACGCCGTCACAAAGAACAGTTTCGGCAAACAGATTCGCTACAAGCTCAATCGTCGCCCATCGCAAATAAAAAAGGGTTCCAATCGGTCACAAGCTCAGCTCAAGCGCAGAGAACATGAAAAATCGTCCGTCCGGGCAAAAGTAGAACACGTTTTTGCCGTTGTGAAAGGTCTGTTGCGATACCGAAAAACACGATACCGAGGTCTGCAAAAGCAGACCGCCAAACTGAATATGATGTTTGCGCTGGCAAATCTAATTCTGGCTGACAGGCCAAGTCTGGCAGTCTGATTCAGGTTTCCCTCGCAAGGAAAAAGAAAAGATATTCCACGCCGTTTGCCAACACCGGCAGATGGCGCGGATTTTTTATGCCGTTGTGCGGCGTTGCCTTAAATGTTCAGTTTTCTTATACACCATGCGCCTTGCACTTACGCAATCACGCCATTTTTTCCGTACAGAATTCTATTCTATGTGTTATGGCTCTGGCGTGAACTCCATGTTAATCTAATCATGTATTTATTAGATCATTTGCCTCCGCGAGGAGCTTTTTAAGCAGTTGGCCTTTGAGCAAGTAGTCTCAGGCTTTTTAGCAGTTGTTTTATGCTGGCATCATGCCGGCGAAGCGACTGCTTTTTTTGTGCCCTCTTATGATGGCACTTCATTATTGCCACAACGCGAGGAATCGTGTTTTGGATATATCATTTAAGTCCAACATGGACAGAAAGGAAGGATACAGTATGTATCTGAATGTCAACTTGGAAGGTCGATTGGTCAACGATCCGGAATTCAAAACCGGGAAAAATGACCGCGAATTTATTACCTTCCGCATGGTCGTCAACCAGTATTTTGGAGGTCAAGAGACCAGCACATTTCTTAACTGCACCGGCGGCGATGGAATTGCCCAGCGATTGAAGAAAGTCGAAATCAAGAAGGGGCGCATGCTCCATCTGAACGGGGATCTCACCGAGCGTCACTACACTGACCGCGAAGGCAAGGACCGTACCTCACTGGATCTTTCCATTGCAAACTGGCACTTTGTCGGCGTCAAGGAAAAGTCTGAAGAGGAAAAAACTGCATCTGTTGCGACATCTGCGCCCAAGGCAACCGGAACGCTTCATGCGCCCGTCAATGTCAATAGCGACGATGACCTGCCACTGTGACCGAGAACAATCAATAGAGGCTGAAAGTGTTTGATATGCTTTCAGCCTCT